GAGGAATTAAGAGCTTCAATGAACATGATTGAAGCGGTGTATCAAGGTAAGATTGATTGCTTTAATTATCAATCTGTATGGGCAGAAAGATTAAAAGAAATAAAGGCGGTCTAAACCGCCTTTAATCAAATAACTAATTTAAGTTTAGAAGGATTTTGTGGCTGTAAATCTAATTGCGTAATTTTATTTAATAGATCTAGAGATATATTTAATTCATTAGCTATATCAATTGCTGAAATTCCTTTTTTACTTAAAGCTTTGAAACATGTATTTAGTAAAGTTGGAACTTCTTTAGGTATTTCATGATCTTCTGATTCTAAAATAGCCTCACCAGTACGCTTCAAATGAATAAAGCCACTACGATAACTTGTTTCATTTAAAAGATCTAAAGATTTAGCTCTATAGAGCAAAGCTGCCTTACTTATTTTCCAATTTGTTTTCATCTCACTTAATTTATTCCAATTAAATCTACCATTAAAGCAATTACGGAAATGAGAAATCATCATTTCTTGTGGAATAAGTAAAGCACTAGCAAAACGATGCGCTTGCGACTCAGTGAGAGTGTCACCTGTAACACAACCATCATGTAGTACAAGATGTCCTAATTCATGAGCTAAATTAAAACGCTGGCGACAAGTACTACTAATTTCGTTATTAACAAAGATTGGTCTTTTAGATGCAATAGATAGAGCATCGACTTCGCTTGAAACACTTGGAAAAGTAGTTACAAAAATTCCAAGCATTTCAGTTAATTGAGTCATATCGCTAATAGGTCCCAACCCTAAATTAAAATATTTTCTAAATTGAAGCGCAGCATTTTCAATATCTTGAAAATTCTTTACAGATTCAACAGAAGGTATTGAATACTTAGGGAGCCTTAAATTTGCCTCTATAAATTCTACTAACCTTTTTAAATATTCACCCTGAGCGATCACTGATTGCTTTGTAAAAATTTTGGCAGTTTTGTTGCTTCGAAAATTGATTTGTTCTTCTTGTAAAATCGGATGAGAACTGTAAAAAATATCCGTTTTTACATTGAAGAAGTTGCTAAGTACATCAATTAAATCAGGTGTAGGAACAACTTGGTTCATTTCAATTTTATGCAAGAATTGGCGTGACTTACCAACATGAATTGATAAGTCCTCTAAAGACAAATGATTAAATTGACGTAAGAGCCGCAATTCTAGACCATTAAAATAAGTATTCATTTTCTCATCAACTTTTGCCTATTTGCTGTTGAAGATTTACTTGATTCCGCTTGCATCATCTAAATCATCATCAGCTAATAGATCATCAATATTATAGCGTTTCAATTCTGCTGGTTCTGGCAATATAGCCGCTGGATCAAAAATAAATCTAGAAGTCTTATTAGATGTCCAAGCTGTAATCGGCTGTAATTTCTGGTTAAAACCAACAAAAGCGATAAATGTTTCTTCGTCATCAGTTTTAGCTGGAACCAAAATGAATCGCCAAAAAACAGGAACTTTTGAATCAGATTCAAATAATTCTAGATTGTAACTTTGCTTAAAAAAGTTTGGTCTTTTCGGTTTTAAATGATCAGATTCTTTAAAAAAACGGATACCAGGTGTGTTTCCAATTTTAAAGGTGAATTTATTTGAAGAATCTTCTAAATATGTTGGAGATGGGGCATTGCCACTACGAATTTCACGAGCAAACCTATTACGGCATCTTCCAAAAATTGCACAACTGATAGTGTAATTATCATCATCTTTTCTACTAAGATCTTGAGTAGTTTGTGAAAAAACTTCTAGCATATGGTTAGCAAAAAAGCTTAATGTTTCATCATTCAGTGATGCATCATAATAGCTTGGAGGGGGATTCTTCGATAAATCCATAATTAAGTCCTAAAGAGATTTGGGCAATCAAAATTTATTGCAAATTTTGAAAAGTGTCAACTAAAACTTTTTGCAATTTTAATTATTTGTCACCCAATATTTATCATGGAAACTACAATTATTTCTTAACTGAATCCTTATACAGTTGCAAGTTGCGCTGTATTAAGCACAGTCCTGCTTTGCTCATACTTTAAAACGTCTTTCTTTTTATATGAAACACGTCTTCCAATTTTCGAAAAAGGCAGTGATGATTGATCACAACGCATTCTGGCTAATGTCCATGGTGAGCAATCTAAATAAAGCGCCACAACTTCTTGAGGGAACTTCTGTTCTTCATTAGCCATTATGAAGCGATCCAAATATTCTTGTTGCTCTGCATCAGATAGATTTCTCAGATCTTTTAACATTTACCCCTCCTTATTTTCCGCTTTCATAAAAGTAATCCAATGTGTATTGCTGCGCTTTCCACTAATGTGGCCAAACAATGGCTTTTGATCTGTTAGCTCTAAGATTTCACTAACTTTGATCTGTGCTTCATTCCATTTGAAAATTAAAACTCCACCTTTCACTAAAACACGGAAGCATTCCGAAAAACCTTTTTGTATATCCTCACGCCAATCCTGTGACAATTTTCCATATTTGGCAGCTAACCAACTTTTCTTTCCAGCTTGCACAAGATGGGGAGGGTCAAAAACGACTAAAGAAAATTGCTCATCGTTAAAAGGCATTTTGCGAAAGTCCATTAATACATCTGGTTCAATCACTAAGGTACGACCATCACATAATGTATGTTCTTCTTTTCGAATATCTCCATACACTACATTTGGGTTGTTTCGATCAAACCACATCATCTTTGAACCGCAGCATGGATCTAAAATTTGTGCATTCATCCCTCAGCTCCCGATTCGCTTGCTTCTTCAACTTCATACCAATTGACAAAGGCAAACCCTGAATCACATTCTATTTCACCCTTGTGATTGCAATTAGGACACTGAACCTTGTCCCCATTCCACAAGTAGCACCCAATGCCACGTTCAGTTGTTATTTCTGCATAGTCGCCAAAACCACAATTAGAGCAAGCATCAAGCCAAGTAATTTTAAGAGCTTTCATTTTGATCACCTGCTGCTTCAACCATTGCCTTATATCCGGTTTTACTCAGCGTCGACATCGGCGCGACTGAATATCGTTCGTATGCTTGGAACATCTTTTCTGTTGGAACTCTTGGTAAAAGAACATAACCCTCTGGCACCGACTGAGCTTTGGCTTTTTCTAGCTCTGCATCACGATGCTTTGCACATCTAAGCCAAGCATCCCAACGGCTATTCATGTTGCTTATTTCTTTCTGAGCAATTTCAGAAGGATTGTTTGATCTAGTCATAAACAGTTCATGCTCATGACTAAAAATAATGTCTCTTCTTCCTTTGTAATATTGGAAGGTATTTAGAAAAGCCTCTCTTTCCTTATTCAAATCAAACATTTTTAAGCCCTCAAATATTCTTCTTTAGTCCACTCAACAAACTCTCTATAAAGCTGCTGGGCAGGTTTATTTAATCGGTTGTGATAGTCGATCGTTATGCGCCGCCAAGCAACTGGTACCGCATAATGCTTTGTTAGAAACATTGCTTGGTCCATGCCTTGCCGGACTATTACGTAGCCCAGCAATTGCAAGTAGTACATAAAACCAAGCATGTGTTTTTGGCTCACTTTCTTGTACTGATCTTTCATGTTAGAAACCGTCCACTAATAAATAATCAGGGGTAGATTCTTGTTGAGTAGGTGTAGGATTCTCTAATTCATAGCGGCGTTTTCTCACATACCCCATTAGCTTCGGTTGAATCTGCGGATCTCGTGCAGCCACGTCTATTTCCAAAGCATCTAGCGTTGTAAGGTCTGGTGCAGTTTGGATTTGAACCATTAAAGAGGGTGGCTCATTAGCAGATGCCTTTTCTTTTTCTAGCTCTTCAAGACGTTTGTGAGTGGCGAGAAGGATAGGCTTCATTTGTTCGTCATCCCATGTGCGGGTATAACGATAAACCGCATTTACTTCTGCAGGTGTTTTTGACTCTTTTACACGCTGTAGAAGAGTATCTAGGGTTTGCTGATACTCATTGTTTTTTTCTTGCTCAGGTGTAGGCTGAGTTAAAAAATCTTCAGGTGAAGACACATAAGGTTGTTCTGTAATAACAATCGCACTATCTAAAGCTGATCCTATATTTTCTGAAATATCTTCGGATTGCACCAATGAGTCTTCAGAAGTAGTTACATTTGTTTGCTCAGTAATAACAATTGTAGGTTGTTTAACTTCATCAACAATTTCAGAAGTCTTTTCTACAACTACTGTCTGTGCACCTTTTGATTTCTTAGCACGCTGTTTCTTTGGTTCGTCACCTAGGCGAATAACACTAAAATCGTCACTAACTTCAAAACCTAACGCTTTAGATAGTGCTTTTAATTGAAGCTTGGCGTTTTCTGCATCACGTTGAACAAAGCCGCTATTAATAGATTCAATTAATGCGGTGGTTCTAAAATTCACGACGTAAATAGAAGGCGAATATGTAGTAATTACAAAAACATCCTGTCCTTCCTCATATTCATCAATAGTTAATGGCTTTGTGAATGTAATGCCAGCCAGCTCAATAGTTTCGATTTTGATGCAGAATTCAAAACCCGGTTTACCAAAAACAGAAGCGGGGAATTGATCTAAGTCAGAAAAGTCCAACATGTCTCCAATAGGACGACATAGAACAGTTTTACCTTTTTGAAGTGCTGCAAATGCTTCTTGAGCAGTTAAAATATTTTTCATGCTGTCATCCCCGTTTTCGCTAAGGTTTCAATTTCTTGTTTCACTGCTGGTAGCTTTGCAGCTTCAATTTGAATAAGGGCATCGATACCTAAATGCTCACAAACTGTTTTTACATCGAGGCCACGTTCAGCAATAAAGTTTTGAAGTTCATCTCTTTGTTGATCTGAGATACCGTTAAA